GCAAGCAGGTTCAACCAATTCCCAGACAGGTACGATATCTCCATAAGTGAGGATCTAAATCCAGATGCACAATTGGCATATGACCTTTTGGCGCAGGCAGACATGACCCAGACCAGGGAAGTGGTTGCGCCGGGCGAGGAAGCCTTCAAGGTAGCCTTCATTAAATTCAACACAGGCACGAGCATACTGATGCTCCTAGAGAACCTGATGAAGACGCACCCTGATTATGGTGCAAAGAGTTTTGATGAATGGGCCACTGCTGTCAGTAAACCAGGCACAGACAGATTCAACCCAAACGAAGCACTGTCCACTTATTTCAAATACTTCAGGATACGTACCAGCATAGAACCCACAGCAAACTTTGACGAGATACGTCAAACCAACGCGAAGATCATAAGGATAGTTGTTGAGCCATTCTACATCAGTGCATACAACCTGGCAACGGCCGGCGTGCATCAAGACAAGAGATATCAGAGTTACGTCGCAAAAGCCTACAACTACATCTTCACAGGAGACAACATTGACATTTTGAATCTAGACATCAACTATAAAGTGGCCTACTATCAATCCCGTTTGAAGGATCTCGAAGCCAATGACGCTCGTTCTTTCTCTACCACAGGCAAGTCAGAGACTGAAACAACAGGAACCCCAAGCAGGAAAGAAAAATGGGGACCATATGATTACCTTCCTTTGAAAAGCGAACCTTCGGTGTTCAAATCTTCAAGCAGTAACAGGACCGGCAAGAGCGACAACAGGATAGACGAATTCTTTGACGCAATCACTAATCCAACAGCGGACATGGTTGTGGTCAACATGGGAATACTGGGTGATCCCGCTTGGTTGGGACAGAGCCAGTTCATACCAGCGACACCTTTGAACGCAAACGGTAGTAGCAGAGACAACAACATCGACTTCTTCAGAGGCGGACAGAAGGACAACATATGGAATCCTAATCTGCGTTGCTTCAATTATGACGTGGCGGAACCTGTAACCAATCTCAAGTTCAAGACGCCACAGGACTTCAATGACAAGAAGGGTGTGTACGAACTCTCTTCGGCGCAGGAAGCAGTGTTCTCTGGACTTTATAGAGTCACCCAAGTACAGCACAGTTTCTCAGATGGACAGTTCACACAGAACCTAACGATGGTGCGATTCAACAATCAAGACAGACCGGTCACTCAAACCACAAATGAAAAAATCACCAAGAAAGACGGGGTGGTAACTAGTGTGCAGAATCCTAACGAAGATAGGGCAAGAGAAATAATAAGTGGAGCACTAGGATCGTTATAATGGCCAGCAAAGATTACTTAAAAGGACACGCTTCTACAAGCAAAGCACCAGGCACTGATAAGTCATGGGCACATGGTGAAGCCGGACCTTTCATAGGCATAGTCAAGAACAATATAGATCCGTTACGGATGGGCAGGCTACAGGTCAACATTCCTGCCTTGAGTAAGACCGGAGATCCAATATCAGGCAATCTAATAACCTGTGAATATCTTTCGCCATTCTATGGCAACAAAGACGTAAGATACAACCTACCTGGTTCCACCAAGTACGAACACAGCCAACACAGTTATGGTTTCTGGGCGGTGCCACCGGACATAGGCACAAGGGTGCTGGTAATATTTGCAGAAGGTAAGATGGACCAGGCGTTCTGGATAGGATGTGTGCAGGATCCTGTGACAAATCACATGATGCCAGGCATTGCCGCAAGTGAAAAAACTTTCGACAGGAGCGGCGGAGGCGCCGCTGGTCAGTTCAGTAGTGATGTTGACAAACAGAGCACCTACGGTACAACCAACGTGCCTGCAGGTGAAGTCAACAGGACCAATCCAGGACTCAGCCCTGCCACAAACTACGACAACCTTAGCAAACCAATACACCCATTGGCAGACGTCCTCAAAGATCAAGGGTTGTCAGCAGATGAAGTAAGAGGTACTACAACAAGTTCCGCCCGTAGGGAAACACCAAGCAGTGTGTTTGGGATAAGCACACCAGGACCAAAAGACACAGGTACTACCAAACAGTTTGTTGGCACGAAAGATTCGCGGAAACAGGATTTCGTCACAAGGAAGATCGGTCACACTTTTGTGATGGATGACGGTGACGTGGATGGCAACAATCAACTGACTAGATTGAGGACAGCGTCAGGACACCAGTTGCTGATGCACGACACGGAAGGTGTGGTTTATCTGGCGAACGGATCTGGAAAAGCATTCATAGAGATGGACAAGGATGGAAAGATCAGCATATATTCAGACAGGGGCATCGCAATAAGATCTGAGGGAGATTTCAACCTACACTCTGACAAAAATATAAATTTCCACGCCAAGGAAAAAATTAATTTTACTGCGGAAGAAAATGTTGTTGTGAACGCTGAGAAATATGTCTACGTCATGGGAGATTCTGGAATATTGAGTGCATCACAAAGTGGAAGTGTGAGACATTTCGCAAAGGACGGTATCACTTCATACACCAACGGCACACAATTACATGGTGCTGATGGACAGTTTCACCTGCAAGGATCACAAGTACACTTCAACAAGCCAATGGGAAGGCCTGGGTCAGGTGGAGGAACTAGTATTAAGGATTGGGGACCTACGTGGTTACAACCATCCCACAAGAAAATTGATCTAACACCAATCAAGGTCAAAGACATAGTTGCGCAACAACCTCTGCAAAATGGAAAAGCAAACACTGAAGACAACGAAACCACAGTGATGGATAGTAAAACAAACAGGGTCACAGGAGCATTCGTCACCCATGAGCCTTATGACAGAACAGCATCAAAAGGCAGAGACAAGGACGATATAGCGTAGAGTAAATATAGTATATGGCATACGGAGATTCAGGATCAGGAGATTTATCAAACAAGTCAGTGACCTTCAAGGGTTTCAGTTCTCGTGCGGACAAGCAGAACTTCAAATTGTATGACTTCGAAGTAGCCAAGCAGGACCTAATTAACAGGCTTTCTGTGAGAAAGGGCGAGAGGGTGGAGAATCCTGAGTTTGGCACAATAATATACGATGCCATTTTTGAACCATTTACAGAGGCTCTAAAAGACGCCATAGTGGATGATGTCACTGCCAATCTCAACGCTGATCCAAGGATAGCCACCGAAGAAATACTAGTGTCCGAAGCAGATAAAGGCATTGCCGTACAGGCCACAATAAAATATGTACCATTGAATATCACAGAGAAACTGCGGTTCAACTTCGATGAGAATTCTTTGTTACGCCTATCTTAATATACGCACTTAATTTAATATATAAATATCCATACAAACAGTATGGCCACTACAGATAGACAGAACAGATTATTAGTTGCGGAAGATTGGAGGAAGATCTACCAGGCTTTCCAACAGGCAGACTTCAAAAGTTATGATTTCGAGACGCTACGTAGGACCATGGTGGCCTACCTTCAAGAGAACTACCCAGATGACTTCAATGATTTTGTGGAGAGTTCAGAATACGTTGCACTCATAGATTTGATTGCCTACATCGCACAGGCACTTTCATTCAGGGTCGACCTCAACGCAAGGGAGAACTTCCTCGAGACAGCGGAGAGAAGGAATTCAGTATTAAGACTTGCGAGGTTGATCAATTACAATGCCAAGAGAAACCTTCCGGCCACTGGCATGTTAAAGATAGATTCGATATCTACCACACAAGACGTGCAAGATAGCACAGGAACAAATTTAGCAAACGCAAACATCATCTGGAATGATTCAGCAAATGCAAACTACAGAGAACAATTCACAGCAATATTAAATGCCGCAAATCAAACAGGACAACTTTTTGGCAATCCAAGAGAGTCGGGAACGATCGGTGGCATAGACACAGAAGTTTACACTTTGAGTTCCAACCAGTTGGATCTGCCTGTGTTCAAATTCCAGAAATCCGTGGGCGGTATTTCTAGGGCATTTGAGATAGTGCCAAGCACAATCAACGAATCGGATTCGATCTATGAATCTGCTCCTGTACCAGGGTCCGGTTTAACATACACATACCGATCAGATGGCTCCGGAGACAGCTCAAACAACACAGGATTTTTCTTCCTGTTCAAACAAGGCACACTACAGCAGTCAGACTTCACAGTGGACACATCAGTGACTAATTTTGTCAAACAGTTAGATGAGCCAAACGTCAACAACACAGATGTCTGGTTGTACAAGTTAGATCAGTTCGGACAACTGGCGGAGTCTTGGACAAAGGTACCATCGCTGTCAGGCAACAACGCTATCTATAACTCGCTGTCAAAGACAGAGAGAAACATCTTCAATGTGGTAACCAAGAACAATGACGCAGTAGATCTAGTTTTTGGTGACGGAAACTTTGCAAACATACCACTGGGTAATTTCAGGACCTACTACAGGGTCAGTGACAATGCCAAGTATGCGATACAATCTTCAGACATGCAGGGCATACAGTTGACCGTGCCTTACACAGATGCCAATGGTGCACAACAGTCATTGACAATGAGTTTGAGTCTAAAAGCGAGTGTTTATAATGCGGCCGCAACGGAATCAAATGACTCTATCAAGGAAAAAGCCGCACAAGTTTACTATTCACAGAACAGAATGATAACAGCAGAGGACTACCAAGTGGTTCCATTGAGTGCGTCACAAGAGATTGTCAAGGTGAGATCAGTGAACAGGTCAGCGTCTGGTATATCAAGGGCGAAAGAGATCTTAGATCCAACAGGTGCATACTCAAATGTGAGTGTGTTCGCGGAAGACGGCATACTCTACAGGGAAGAATCTGTACAGCAATTCACTTTCACATTCAACAACCGTAGCAATATACAGTCAACGATTGATACGTCAGTCGAGGCAAAACTGAAAGAAGCATACGCTAGGCAGTTTTACTACTTGAAATATGGTACAAAGGATGTTAGCACACTTTCGGCCACATGGAACTCCACAACCACATCCACGAATACCAACACTGGATATTTCACATCAGGTGGCGCATTGGTGATTGGTGATTTCGCTACTTCAAACATGAAGTTCGCAAAACCAGGAGCGTTGGTAAAATTCACATCACCAGACACCAGAGAATTTTTGAACGGCACTTTGGTAACCTCAGGAACGGACAACGCTGAGGACAGGGCATGGGCAAAGATAGGTGCAGTTGTACTTGATGGTGCGAATGGTGGAACTGGAAACCTTGAATCTGGAGTGGGTCCTGTCACACTTGCTGACATAATACCACAAGGTGCTGTGGTTAATGCGATCATTCCAAACTTCACCACTTCATTCTCCGCCACACTGGAGGCAGACATTATCGACAGGATAGAAGCGTATGAAGAATTTGGCCTTAGGTATGATGTTGATTCTGAGACATGGAAAGTTATCACATCGACTAATCTAAGCACCAGTTCGGTTTTTGATCTTG